TTCAAAGTTTTCGTTTACATGCAAACGATTACGCTCATTGTTTTCAAGTTCGTTTCGGAAGGGGTCAGTTAAATCTTTGGCGTCATCTAACAAGCCTTCCTGTTTTTTGTTGAACTCGTCAATTTTCTTTTGGGATTCTTCTTGCTGCACTTTCACATCATCAAGCTCACGCTTGTAACGGTCTTCAAGAGTTTTACGCTGACCTTGAATAGTACCTGACATTGAAGTCACGTACTCATCCATCACGTTAGGAGCTGTAGGAGTTGGCAGCTTTGGTGTTGGTAGTGTAGTTAAATTATTTGTAGAGAGTGGAGTGCTCCCTGTTAGATTCACGCGTGGTTTAGGTGCGGGAACAGTGGCGGTTGGGGTTCCGCCTGGGTTCACAGCTGGCATTGGAGCCATTGGGGCAGGTGCAGCTCCCCCTCCTGGAGCATCCTGTCCTACATAAAACTGGTTCTGCCCATTGTCTATATATTCTTTTGCCATATTTTATTCGTTATTTGTTTCGTTAGTTTTTGAAGTCACTTGGATTTCTTCTAGAGCTACATTATCTTGGATTTCAGCCTTGATTTGTAGCCACTCACTATTCTGTCCAGTAAGGTCACGGTTAGCAATGTACTTCCAGTTTTCTACAGAGAAATTCATTTCACCATCTGTGATGGCAACCAAACCGTTTGATACTGTTACAGTTTTAGTAGTAGTTCCAGTAATACTTACAATCCCCAAGTTCAGTCCTGCACCTTGTCCGCGGCGAACGATCACTTCATTACCCACTTTGATATAGCCTGCATCAACTGCTGCTACGAAACCTGCGGCATTACACGTAAAGGTTGTATCACTTGTCCAGATACCAGCATAAGAATCGGCGTCGAATCCTTCAGGAACTTGGGATGATGTCTGTCTATATTTTAGCACTAAATCCCCAGAATCCCCTGTGCCTAAGTGGTCAATCTTCGCGAAGATACGCTGCCACCATGTGTTTATGTCGGCTGAAGGGAACCGTGGAGTGGCAAATGAGGCACGAGCATAGTCGCTTACATCCACACCCGTCGCTTTATTCTTAGAGAATACCCCTTCAATTTCAGTTGTGTTATCAGAATCGTAGACGATACCGCCAGCAAGTAGGTCATCGCCAGTTTCATACAAGGCTCGCATACCAGCTGGAGTTTCAATAGCAGCCAAAGAGTTCAGAACATCAGGTTCGAATACAAATCCATGCTTGTGGTAGAGTCGATTGTTTTCACGTGCCCAAATTCCAGCTGGGAATGGATAATCCCCTTCCCACAAACAGTACCATTGATTGTTTTCTACCACGATACCGTTACGGTGAGGCAAAGTCATTTTGCGTCCTACCCAGTATGGTGGGAAATAATCGTAAGCTACGAATGCAGAGCCAGTGTAAGAAGAGATTTGACCAGTGCGGTCAATGATGTGACAGTTTTCGTCAACAATAAATCCAACTGTGGCACCATCAGGGATTGTGTAGATACGAGTAATTTCAGTAAATGGTTCGTAGTAACAAACCAATCCTGGTAGGTCTTCACCTGACACATGCTGTAGTCCAATGAACACCGCAGATTTTGTGTACTCAATCCATGAGATGAAGTAGTTAGAGTCGAATATCAAACGTGACGGACGTACATCACTCGGAGCAATGCCAGTAGCAATCATAGAATGAAGTTTGTTTTTGTCACCGACAAGCATAACTCCACCAGCAGATAGAAGTTTCATTGGGTGCGGGAAATCTTCATCAAGAGGTTCTTGTTGGAAAATACCCATCCATAATGAATTCCATTCAGTATCTTCTTCGCCAAGGAATTTAATGTCACGATCAGTTGTAACATATAGACGCTCACTTGCTTCAGCGAATTCAACTTGAAGACTCATAGAAAGGTCTAACCATTGTTCTTGTAATTTGTAAGGAACTGCGATGGTAACTCCGACTCCACCGCTACTTACACTTCCTGTGAAAGCACCAGGGTCTTCACTCGCAGCTTCAAGGAACCGCTCTGCAACAAAAGTAATCGCACCAAGCAGTCCAGAATCATCATATAGATAAGCGGGTGGTTCAGTTATAAAAGATTTATAGTTAGTAGGTGGAGCAGTTGCTCCTTCAGGTAATGAACCTCCGCCAGTAGCAGATGTGCCTCCAGCAATCCAAAGGTATTTAGCTAATTCGAAAGTGTCATGTTCAGGACAGTCCACTGGTTCAGAGCCTGCGGATTGAGTAGCAGTAGGAACGTCACCGTTAATAATTCGATAAAGAACGTAAGTACTTCCAACGCTTGCTGTGGTAAACATGCGTCCGCTGTCATCTCCAGTAGCTCGCTTATACCAAACGTGTTGAGTACATGAATTGAAAGCAGTTTTCATCTCTTCTAGTTTTGTCCATCCTGACAAAGTCGCTCCTGTATTGTTTCCAGCAGTAGACATAATCAAGATAAGCAAATCACCTGGAAGTGTTTGATCTGGGACTTCAAAGTAATGGCTACCTGAAGCAGTTGACCGTCCAAATACACGGTTAGGAATTGATGGATAGCCTGTTGGTACTGCAATTTTGTAAGTAATGCGAACTTCTCCGCGACCGCCACCAAAAGCAGAACTGGCATTAGAGTTTCCAGCACCACCGTACATTGAACCACCGTTTACATATTCACCATTGAAATCTCCTCCGCCCATACCGCCTTCAGATTCACCACCAGAAGCTCCGATTTCTGATCCAGTAGTACCACCTTCTGCAATTGACCCAGCACCACCACCACCACCTTGATCACCTGTGCCAAGAGAGCCACCGCCACCATCGAATTTTATATCACCAATACCGTCAGTAGCTTGTCCACCAGTTCCTCCGTTACTGCCCGCTAAACCACCCATTGCTAATACGATAGGGACGTTAACTGCAGTAACTTGGAAGGTACCGCTTGAATTAAATGTATGTAGAGTATCTCCTCCAATAGTAGTAATAGTTCCACCTGTCGCAGTGATAACTCCAGTTTTGTAGCGGATCATAACTACACCGCTTCCACCAGCACCGCCATTATCAACACCGCCCGATGCGTGGTAGGCACCGCCTCCACCTCCACCGAGATTGGCAGTTGCACTTGGAGCAATGCCTGATGTAGCTCCCGCTCCCGCACCACTACCAGCTGTTCCACCTGCAGAAGCACCGCCTCCACCTCCACCAGAACCATACATAACAGTTGAACCAGAAATATCAGAGTTTAAACCATTACCACCATTACCACCATTACTATCAGAACCGTTGCCACCAGCAGAGCCAGCACCTCCACCTCCACCACCATAAGCAGTTACGTTACCACCACCGCCTCCACCAGTTCCACCGCCAAATTGACCAGCGGTAGAAGCACCGCCAGCTGGACCAGAACGAGAACCACCACCACCAGAAGCTCCGTCAGCACCAGTGTGACCACCAACACGACTTCCACCAGCACCACCGCCAATAGCTACAATACCAAGAGCAGAAGATGAGTTCCCATTAGAAGGGGTTGCTGAAGCACCTGGACCACCCGCACCTACAACTACTGGATATGAACCGATAGCAGCGAATTGTCCAGTTTTTTCAATTACTTTACCACCACCGCCTCCACCACCAGAACGAGAAGCACCACTATCAGAGCGACCACCTGAACCTCCACCACCAACAACCAAAACACGAAGTAAGTCACCATCTTCTCCAAATACACTTTGTTGTCCATTCTCATTTGAACCAACGGCTTGTCCAACAGTTACATCATAAGCGTCAGTTGGAGTTAATGATACTACAGACCGAGAGTATGCACCTCCGCCACCGCCTCCAACATTAGCAGAACCACCAGCACCAGATGCCCAACATTCTACAATAGCCTCTGTTACTCCAGCAGGTACGGTCCACGCACCATCATCAGTAAAGGTGTCGGTTTGAGTATTAAAAACTGTACGAGCCCATGTAGTTCCATTGTACTGTTGTAGCTCACCATTCTTATAAGGATTTGCTTCGTCGTCATCTTCCATATCTTCTGCACGTTCTGCGAAAGCAATTTGGAACATAACATAGTTAGCTTCATCAGCTGAACCACTACGACGCAAGACAAGATGGTAAACATCATCTAGTTCAAAGTTTATTGTTGGATCAGTAAATTCATCCGCATCATATTCATATAGAACAAAGCTTGTACCAAATTGTTCAGCGTTCAAAGTTAGAGATGTCAAAACCGTACCGCTTGGAACACCAGCATTATCAGTTTGCAATTCTACAATTACATTGTCGGTAGGTAAACCACTCTTTCGAATATATAAAGAAAGTTTTTTGAATGGTCCTTGAATTTGGGTAAAGCTTTGTGCCCATTTTGTATTGTCGCCAGTACCCATGATTGAAACCGCACCATCACCCGCAGGGATTATTAGCTCGGTTACAGTCAAAGGCTCTTCAGAATCATCCGCAACAGACAGGATGTCACTACCAGACCCTGTGTTCTCCGCTGCTGTAAAGCCCGTAGACGCATCTTTTTCAAACTGGGCTACCCCATTACCACGAATAATCATTTTATCGTCTGTAACGCCCCAAATTTTAGTAGGATGAGCAGCCCCATCATTGATGTTGGCTGTTGTAAAACTGGCAATCGCTTTAACGGGATCACCTGATAGCTCACCTACAGTATGAGGAAAAATCTTGCCACCGATTCGAACCTTTCCATAGTCAGAGAAAAGATCAATGCCAAGGTTGCGAATAATCTGTCCAAGATAATCGCCTTTGTAGGATGTGCTCCAGTTTTTTGAATTTATATTTGGTAGTCTTATCATTTTGTTTTATTTATTTTGCAACCCAGCCAGTGGCACCACTGTCTGATTCTTTTACGTAGAAACAAGTTCCTGCGGAGCCATCAAAGCGTAAATAGAGAGAACCTTTTTTAGCAGTTACAACTCCTTCAGGAGAGCCGTTACCCCATTTTATGTAACGAACATCACCGCCACCTGATGGACCGTACCCTAAGCGAATATCCTGTCCAGCATAAAGTCTGTCGTAAGGGTTTTGGGCTGCACCCATAAGTGCAGGAGTTACAATTCCGTAAGCGTACTGACCAGTTGTATTCGGGAAAGAAGCAAGCTCTACTGCACCATTGGCTTTGTACTGACCCATGGTGATTACATTAGCTGTATTGGATAGAATTTTATATCCTGCAACATGATTTCCGTCATTATCAGTAATGTTAACCAAAGCACCGACTAAAGAATTTTCAGGAAAGTCTGCTGTCGAATCTGTAAGTAAGGAACCATTCAAGCTAATTGTTCCCGTACCATTTACTGATGGCGTACGTTCACCAATTAAGAAACAAAGTGGTCCGAATACTGATGGACCAGAGAACGCCGCTACTCCTTGAGGAGAACCAACAATACGCAAACGGCTTTCTGCAAATTGTGTCCAATCCACTTTGTTTAGAGGGATGTCCAACTGATCTACTGGCAAGTTTTTAATAGCAGCCAACATAGTGTGAATCTGCTCGTCGGACTGGAACTTACGAGTAACAAGCACACCCATCGCCGCGGCACGAGACGACTTGTCTGATACAAGAGCGTCGTTAACAGTAGCATCTACGATTTGAAATGGTACGAAAAGTTTTTCTCCTAGAGCAACCCCGCCACCGATAGTTAAAGAACGACCGACGAAGTCAGTTTCCCCAGTGAATTCTGAAGAACTGTCATTACCCAAATGCTTATGAGTAAGTAAAGCATCCACTAGACCAGTTAGTCTAGTGACTTCTTCTTTTAGTTCGGCAAATTGTTCTTCAGAAATATTAGGCATCTTTGTGTTCGTTTTTAGGGACGCTAGGATCATTGTGTTTAGCAGCTTGATCAGCATAGAAATTATTTTTCAATTCCTGTTGTTGTTCAGGAGTTAAATCTTTTGGAATATCTAATGTAGGCATTATTGTAAGAATCGTAAATTATCAGCATTGGCACTACGGCTTGGACGCAAGTTAACCTTTTTGTCTTTACCGTTACGCCATGAGTAGAACTTAATACATTGAGCAGATTTTGCATTCCACATATTAGTTAGCTCCACAAATTTCTTCTCCAAATTATTTGGAATACAGTAGATCATAGCTGCTCCAATCGCCAGCAGTTCATGGAACTGACGGTTGAATCCAGGTTCTTTAGTTGTATCTGTGTCTTCAAATAAAATCACATTACGTTTGTAGTAAACACGAAGTCCACCAGTAGAGCTATAGTTTGGAGTAGCATACAAAACTAAAGAGCTGCCGACTTTGCGATACATAGTTGGCTGACCACCGTTAGGTGGAGTCAGTGAAGACATTGCTTCACCTGTTTTATCTTGAAGGTCAATCGGAGTTAATTGAATCCAGCTACCGTCAGGACGGCAGATTTCAACACGTAAAATTTCTAAGAAATCCACTACTGGAATTCCATAGTTATCTTGCCCCGCAACCAAGTCAGTTGTACCAATCGGTAAATCCGTTTGGTTATCATCATCGTACTGCCACTGACCATCGGCAGTCATAATCATATACGCGACTTCATCATATTTGATATTGATGTTTCGAGTCTTGTCTTCGATCTCGTATGAAGAACCAGTAGAGCCTAAGAGGAAGTCGATATGCTGTACTAATCCTTGTTTGTTTGTTGGGTCGCTAAATTGCATATTATTTATTTAGTTTCCAAGCCTCGATTACCTCTTTGGCTTTTTTAACTTTTTCTGGGACAGTAATCATATATTCATGCCAGAAAAATTGAGCGTCTTTTAATTCATTTTTCTCCAACAGTTCAGGCAAGTTAATATATTTCAATCCGAACCGTGCCACGTTCCGAGTGATAACGAAATCATCTATCAAATGATCTTTATCTATTCCACCGTGCCCCTCTACTACTGTTGGGAACATACATTCTCGAGCTTCTTCCAAAGTCATATCTTCAAGTGGGTGATAAAGGTCTAAACACCAATCAGAGAAAATAGTAAACCAGTTACAAGTACCAATGTTACGACCATCGCGAAGCAAGTATTTATCGTAGCGAGCACGGATAGCAGCCATGTCATGACCGACCTGCATCACGGTGTCTTTCTGCAAGAAATTTGTAAAGTCAATAGTTTCTGGGTGAATCAAGCAATCGCTATCAATGTAGATATGCCAGTCAGCTTTGTTTTCTTTAGCCAGTTCATAAATTTGTAGCTTCTCATAAACCACTGGCATGTCTGGAAACTTACGTTCAGTAATATCAACAATTTCTGCACCAATGCGTTGAGCATAAAACTCAAGATGTGGTCGTGTTAGAGCGACAAGTTCAGGAGCATAGTTGTCGACGTTGAGAGTGTAGATAATTTTTTTCATATGTTTTAGATTATTGTTGTTACACGAACCATTCCATTTCCCCCACTACCTCCAGCACCAGCTCCATTTGCACCTCCACCTCCACCTCCAGGTTGAGAACCACTTTGGTTGTTATTACCACCGCTTCCACCAGCCCAACTTATACCACCAATTCCCAGTCGACCACCACCGCCACCGCCACCGAATTGAGAGAAACCTCCATTTCCAGCAGCGTCTTCAGCACCACCACCGCCTCCGCCGTATACTGAAGGACCGCCAGTGTATGGGTTAGTACGGTTTCCCCCGCCACCACCACCGCCACCAAACATTGCAGCGACAATAACTAAATCAGCAGTGTTGTTGAATCCACCACTAACACCTTGATAAGGATTAGGAATACCGATAAAAGCATCAACCGCAGTTCCACGACCACCACCAGCACCTCCAGCAGTTGAGCCGTTAGAACCATTACCGTTCATACCACCGCCACCGCCACCGCCAGCTTTAGACGCACCTTCACCACCACCACCGCCACCATAGGCTGTGATTATTTTTGTTGAATTACCAAAACTTGAAATATTACCAATGCTTCCAGTTCCGTTAGTACCACTCTTGCCTGCTCCGCCCTGACCAACTGCAACTTCTTCTGTAGCATTTAATCCTGAAACGGGGATTCGAGCAAAAACATACGCTCCGCCACCTCCACCGCCACCTGATCCAGCACCAGTACGGAATCCTCCACCGCCACCAGCTCCCCATACTTCGACAATCACATAAGAGTTAGCCCCAACACCAGCGGGTTTAGTCCACGTATTTGCACCAACAGCACTAAAAGTTTGTATGTTACCAGCTTGTGGACCTGTAGGTCCTGTTGGACCAGCAGCACCTGCAGGACCTGTAGGACCTGTTACGGTAGAAGCTGCACCCGCAGGACCTGTCCATCCTGTTGGACCTGTAGGACCCTGTGCACCTGCTGCACCAGTCCATCCAGTCGGACCAGTAGGACCTTGAGCACCTGCAGGACCTGTCCATCCAGTTGGTCCTGTTGGACCAGCAGCACCTGCATCACCAGTCCAGCCTGTTGGACCTGTTGGTCCTTGTGCACCCGCGGGACCAGTTGGACCTGTAACAGTAGAAGCTGCACCGTTTGGTCCTGTTGGACCTGTTGGTCCTGTCCACCCTGTTGGACCAGTTGGACCAGTATCACCTTTTTCTACCCACAAATCCCATTCAGGGTCTACCCCTGGTTCTTTATTTGTATTAGGAGTATTAGCAACCCAAGAAGAACCATTGTGTTCAACGGCATCATCAGTTAAATAGCTTTCAGAATTATCCCATGCACCTCGCCAATCAATACCAGCTCCAGCAGTTCCTTGTGGTCCAGTCGGACCCGTAGGACCAGTTGGTCCTGTTACGGTAGAAGCTGCACCGTTTGGTCCTGTTGGACCTGTTGGACCAATATCTCCCTGTGATCCTGTAGGACCTGTGGGTCCTGTAACAGTAGAAGCTGCACCTGTAGGACCCGTAGGACCTGTAACTGTAGATGCTGCCCCCTGTGGTCCTGTTGGACCTGTAGGACCTGTTACGGTAGAAGCTGCACCTGTTGGACCTGTAGGACCTGTTACGGTAGAAGCTGCACCTGTTGGACCAGTTGCTCCTGTAGGACCAGTCACAGTAGAGGCTGCACCTGTAGGACCTGTAGGTCCTGTTGGACCTGTTGGACCTGTTGGACCAGATGGTCCCATGAAGTTTTGTTTTTCAGCTTTAAAAGTTTCCCCAGTTTCAACATTATAAACAGGAACGAAATCTACATCCGCTGGGTTTGCGAGCTCTTCTAATTCATTTATATTTTTATCTACAGCCATTTTGTTTTATGAAAATTTATTTTGATTTTGGTATAGAGCAGGGTGTTTCTGTAGATTTGCAAAGGATTGGTCTTCTAAAATAATTCTACCTTCACCACCGAATTCATCTGTATACATCAAGTAACCTTGGCTTTCCCCTGTGTCATCAGTCCAGAGGAGAAAACTTATCAGGGCTTGCTTAATACTATCAACAAAAGAAGAGCTGTTCTTTCCAGGGTTGGAGAAATCCGAATCCTGTTTAGGAGCGTTGCTGAAAGAAGAACTATTCTTTTGTGGATTATTCCATGACATAGAATTGTTTGGCGTCTAAATATTTTTGATGATCGGGACGGAAAGCCAATGCTTTTTCGAAATGATATTTACTGCCTTCTTTATCCCCTAAGTACCATAGAGCCCAGTAAAGCATTTCATGTGGGTACCATGTGTAATGAGCCTTGTTATTTGCATAGAAAGAACTTTCAGGAATTGTTAATGCAGCTGCGGCATATGCTGCTGTACGCTGATGGTCGCCTTTGTAATAATAAAATTCCGCCAATTTAATCAACGCTTCGCGTCGAGAGCTATCAATAAGAAAGCTACGATTGTAAGAATTTACAGCACCAACTTCATTCCCAAGTTTACGAAGTGCGTCACCAATAAAAATGTGTGACTGTGCACGTTCTGTAACCCACTTGTTCATAGTGATGTGACGATTCAACTCTTTGATAGCCGAAGCTGGACGACCTTCGCCTAAAAGCTCGCGTCCGAAGTAATGAGAGTTGCGATCGTTACGGGGATTTAAAAAGCAATCAAGAGCTAAACCTTTCAAATACCCAGAGCGGTCTGTTTCAGCATTTTGGAAATGTTCAAGTTTTATAACGTCAGGAGGAAGAGTAACTAAGTTAGACTTGCCAAACAGAACTTCATGAACGATTCCAACCCACTTCATTTTTGTGCGGTTGTAGAATTTTGAATGAGTAAAGCTGATAGCAGGATTCCCATACTCATCATGTGAGTACACGAAGTCATATGAAAACTGTTCAGCTCCTTCATCAATAGCAGCTACAATTTTGTCGATGTCGAATGTAGTGAAAGCTTCATCACAGTCAGGCATCGCAATCATGTCAGTAGAAGATTGTTCTGCAATGTAATTACGAGCAGAAGAATAATCGAATAAAGAATCGCCAGTTTTAACGACATGCTTTTCGCCATCAACAACAAATTTCTTGTTAATAGCTTTAGCCAAATCTTTATCTATAGTGATACGGAACTTGTCTCCAACTGGGAACACTGTGCAGCCAAAACTTTCAGCCACTTCAATTGTGTTATCAGTAGAGCCTGTATCAAGAACCAGCACTGCCCCACCACGGGAACGAAACTCCGCCAAAGACTCTAAGAGTTTTGGTAAGGTTTTCGATTCATTTTTGGCGATGAGGCAAATGCTAAAGTTCATATTTGTTTTTGTTTTAACTTGCTGTTGGTTCCCAAACGAAAGCCACGAAGGTTTGGTTTGTGAGATCAACAGTGATGCCAGATTCAAAGACTGCTCCAACTTCAACGAATCCACCACAAGAAGTCATTAAAGTGCTTCCAGCAAGGTCGACTTTGATGTTGCCATCACCGTCGGTCTTACTATCGGACACTTCAATTTGACCGCTAGCAACGTCTCGTCCAATGATGATGCGTTTAAGGATCGCAGCACCAGTTGACACAACTTGATTGGCACCTGCTGCAGTGAGTAGGGTAATCATAGTTGTATTAAATTAAGCTTCTTTAGTTACGACACCAGAGTAACCAGTAACCACCCATTCATCTTCATCAGCATAGATGTCTACATAGTTACCAATGACACCTGCAATGTTCAAATATTTTGTAACAACTGCAGAACCATTTAAGTTAATCGCTTGACCTGTTAGAGGCAATAAGCGAATTACTTGTGCAGCAGTAACTGCTACACGCAAACAGCTACCTTGCACATCTTTTAATGCAGGCAACGACAAAACCTGAGTACCGTCGTCCCCAGTGTTATTAAAGATACGGTTCATTTCAGTCTTCAAAACAGTATAATCTGCAGTCTTAGTAGTTACCGTCGCATCAGCTAAGTCCACTGTTGGATAGATTACATTTGGTTTTGTAAGGAAGAAACCGTTAGTCAAACGTGAAAGAAAATCTTTCACCATTAAATTATTGATCATCTACGTTATGTTAATAGTAATAGATAGAGAGCTGGGTTTAACCTGTACCACCCAGAAGGTTGTGTAGAAATTAGGAGACTACACCCAACGAGAAGCGTCGATGTTAACCTTGATCAACAAACGAGCACCGTCAGCGAACACTTTAGTACCATAACCTTCCAACGCTTTCACGATGTCAGCGAATCCACGCTCTTTACGAGCGATTTCCACTGAAGCTGGCATTTGCACAGCAAGGTCAATAGCACCACGAACCATGAACACAGACTTCTGAAGTTGTCCTGACCAGATGTCAGCAGCAGCAGTCAATGTTTCTGATACAACGATGTCACCGAAACCAGTGATGTCGATTTGAGTACCAGCAATATTGTCTACAGCAACAACAGAACGCTTTTCAGTTAAGATGAAACGATCTTCAGAAGATACGTCAAAGTAACCTGTAGCGGAGTTCTTACCAGTAGCTGATCCGTTGATAGCGTTTACTGTAAGAACACGAGTAGCAGCGGCATCAGCACCGATGTCAATTTCACCTGGCAATGAAGGCACTGCACGATATGTGAAAGTAACGCCTGCAATAGTGATTGTGTCACCAGCAGTCGGGTTAGTTGCCATTTCTAGAGAAGCAGAGTAAGGAAGGTTGTTGTTTTGAACAACAGTCCAGCCCTGCCATGGACCGATGATTCCGTTAGCAAGAACTGTATCACCTAGGTTAGATTCACGACCAGCCTTAGTGTTACGAAGAACACCAACTGTGTGAGCACCAACTACGGCAACACGGTTTGTCAAAGGAGCATCAATCATATCTAGCTTAGTGTGACCAGCGGTGAACAATTGTGCAGCGTTAGTTACATTAAGGTCGATAGCGACACCAGCTACACCACCAACTGAACCTGCGTCCAAAGTGTGACCAGCATCTGAAACCTTAGACAAGAAAGCTTGTTCCACAAGGTTGTTCAACTGCTTTTGCATGCTCATCGCTGCAAAGTCAGCTGCGTTGTAGAAGTTTTGCTTGATGTCAGTATCATCAACTTCTACTACAGAATATTTGAAAGTATCAACTTCCAGTTCCTGATCACTTGAATCCAATTGGTTCAAAGTAATATCTGTGTAAGGAACATATGTACCTGTTGAAGGCTTAGAGATAATTGGCTTGTGGTACTTGCGTCCATCTTTAGCCAAAACTCGAGCAGCTTCTGTGTCTGCTAGGTACACGGCAGTGTTTTCCACATACAAAGTTTTTTGGAGCTCATTACTCCAATATTCTTTGTCTAAATCACGTAAATCCATGTGCGTTTTGTTTTACTTTTTAAATTTTTGTGTATCACACGCACAAGATAATTTTAAGCACCGCGTTGCTTCTTCTGGTATTCTTCCCAGGTCTTACGACCTTCTTCAGTGGACATATCCACTTTCGGAGGCTTATCAGATTTGCTAGGTGCAGGCTTGCCATTATCAGTGCGGCTAATAGAGGCACCCTCTTCTTCATCTTTAGTTTCAATTTGCGATTTGCGGAACGCAATGTATGGGTCCTCAACTGCTTTTGCAATTGAGATACCCTGTACGCGGGCGATTTTCTTGACTTCTTTTTTTAGCTCGTCTGGTAAATCCAAACCATCTAAATCACGCTTATCAAGAGCCTTTTGTACAGCACTATCAATGTCGACAGGTTCGGCTGCTGGTGCAGCAGGAGCTGCTACAGGAGCCTTCTTTGGTTTGCTCTTACGCTTTAAAATCCCTTCGGCTTTTAGAGCACGAGCTTTCCAATCTTCGTCGTCACCTTTGCCGTCGTCATCGTCGTCAGCACCTTCGTCATCGTCGGCACCATCTTCAATTTCTTCGTCATCAGTTTCAACTTCTTCAGCGTCAGAACCTTTTGGTTCGTCATCATCTTCTAATTTAAACATTAGAGTTTTGTTTCTCTCCATGCACTAGGAGGTTAGGGTTTTTTTAAATACATTCAGAACATAGGAATGATACTAGAAAACCGATCCTGTCGGGATCGGTTGGAGAGTGAAAAGAATAGTGTAATAAACTCTTCACGACCCAACGGATGCCGTCATTACACTATTTTTATTCAGTTATTAAATTATATTCCGTAACTTTTTTCTTTTTTTTCAACCTTGTCCTTTCTGCGTTCGATTATTCGAACCTTCGCACGCTCGGCAGGGTCAACCATTTTCTTATACATGCTCCCGAACTCTTCGCGAAGCTGGTCCTTTGATGATTTAAGTTGCGGTTCCTTCATCGGACTCCTTTACATCTACTCCGTAATCATTATCGCGGAGACTGACTGGCTTTGAAGTGTCAGTGCCCATGCTAATAATCTGGGAGAGAACTGATTTAAGTTTCTTATATGCTTTCTTTTGTGCCTTAACCTCTATAGCTTGGGCAAGCGGGTCAGCAATATCAGCAACTTCATCAATATTTTTTAAGCCTTCAAGATGAAGAGAAAGGAACATTACGAGGTCAACGTAAGTATCACTCTGTAGGCTCTTCTTCAGCTTCTCGGGATTCAGTTGGGAGTTCTGTATCATCTTTTTTAGGTTTAAGCGATTCTTCTTTCGCTTTTAATTCGGCTTCTTCAGCCTCTTTCTTTTCCGCGAATTGCACGCGAGTTGATTCATTGAATTTCTCTACAAACTCCCGACCGCCAGCCTCATCAATAAATTTTGCAGCCAAGTCAATTGGGTTTAGTCCAGCTGCTCGGGCAACCGCTGTGATCAAGCGGGATAGAGTGGCGTTGCCCTGATTTTGTTCGTACATCAGAGCCTCAAGTATCTGTCGTTTGCTAAGATTTTTTAGCTTATCGTTTTGTGACATGATTTTATTTGAAAGGGGAGGGGGAAAACCTCCCCTGATTTATTTAAGCTACTGTTTCTTCTTCTGCATCTGCAGGAGTTTCTTCAGCAGGGGTTTCTTCAGTAGAAGTTGTTTCTTCAGCAGCAGTTTCTGTTGCGTCAGAAGCAGTTTCTTCTGTAGTTTCTTCATTAAACATGAGGAACACCTTTCTTTATTAGTTAATTATTTTACAGAACCATCAATTTTACCAGCGTACTCTTCGGCTAGTTTACGAGCCTTAGAACCGTGTTCTTCGACGGTATAAGTACGGGCAACTACGCCACCAGAGACTACAACATCAAATGATGTCTTCCCTTTTAAAGAATCTTCTTCAGCAGGGGCTGCTGGTGCTTGTGCTGCTGGTGCAGCAGGTGCTGCAGAACCAGTAGGCTTGGTTTCTTTAGTATCGTTAGGACCCATAAAAACCTTTCTTAGTTAATTAGTTAACCGTTTCCCATTTCGTTGAATGAAAATTCACGATTTGGAGATAGTTGACCTTGAATCGCCTGCTTTCCCGCACCCATTCCAGGAGCACCTTCGGCACCCGCTGGTGGAGCTGGGGGAGTTTTAGGCAAATCTTCCACATCAATCCCTTTACGCTTCATCGCACGTTCGATCAGAGCGGTACGACGTACAGGGTCTGCTTCAAGCTGAATAAATGTCGCTAGAGTCGTCAAGTCTTCAGTCATTGATACATGTTCTCCGCTGATCACAACAGAGATGCGTGGTTTGATTTCGTCAGCCCAACCTTGCTCTAATTGTATCAACTGTTCTGGGTTTTGCATAATCTCTTCACGCTTCTGACCCTTGATAACTTCAGTCAATTCTTCACCGTGAGGAGGCATTGTTAGAAGGTTCTGGCAATACCATGAATCTATAACAATATCGTAGAAACGGTTTAAAATATTGGGGTCTCCAGTCAATCGAAGCACTTTTTTAGCCTTCAAATCACGTAGCATGTCGGGCAATACCCAGTCTTCAACTAGGTCTTCGAACGCTGTGGACAACTTTTCACGCAAGAAGTCAAATAACTTGTTCGCGTTCTGGTTTACCATGGCTCCAAGCTTGAATGGAGTACCTGATGGCATGCTTTCACCTGTTACAACTTCGTAAGAGTTAGCTAATTTGTCGGCTGTTTCAAGGTTTCGGTTCCAATCAGCGATCAATTGGTCAAGTCCGTGCATACGCATTTCAACTTGTTCGAGTTCATTGGCACGAATTACGTCTCCGTTCTCCATGTCAGTGATGATGTTTTGAGCAAGCAAGTCATCTGATGTGCGGAAGATAGTTTTTCCAGCCCATTCTAGACCACGAGCGATTTGGTTTGAAATTTCGTTAGCACGAGTCTGACAATCCATAAGAACTTCAACCAAACCTTCACGCCACCAGCGTCCTTTGTAGCGACCACGGTGAGCTTCTTTGTATGGCATCTCGGAAATAGGTTTAGCATACAAGACAAAAGCTCCTTCAGCAGAGCCTCCGCCAGGAGTCAAACCACAAGTGACGATTTTAGCGAGCACATACTTATTTTCGTCTCCGCCTTCTTTGCCCATTGCTTCAAACAAAGTAGCTTCATCAATTTCACCATTACGTTCGTGAACTTCGTAGTACTTTGTTTGCTTCAAATCAAACCCTGTATCAGGAGTTGTTTGGTAAAATTTATTTCCGCAAAGATCAATTGCTTTTTGTACGTTCTCATTCCACACACCAATCTTAGAACGCATTTGTGATGAGTCTAAAATGTGACGCTCAATAACTGGAGTATTTTTTAAACTGAAAGCCTGCGGGTTGATAACGTAAAAGTTTTTCAAGTCGCAGCGTTCGTAACCGCCTTTAACTTTTTTCCAAACTACGTTTCCAAGTGAAGAGAATTCTTCAACCGCGTCGTTAAGTTCAGAGCTTTGACCTGTTGTACGCATCCATTCTTTCAACGACAAGTTGATAAGAATCATGGCACCAGCATCTTTGTAAGACTCGGACCAAGCTTGAATTGCTTTTGTATCGTAGTCAATGTTTTTTACTTCACTGTCTACGCGTGGCTGCGTAATATCAATCCAATATTTATAATCACCCTGGCTAGTCAATTTTCCAGTTGGGTAGTGATTATTCTGGTAAAGCATAATACGCTTAACCAGTAAGTATTGATTAAATTTGTAACCTTCAGAAATCTGTACGGACTGGTACAAGAAGCTGTTAATTTCAGTGTCGAGTTGATTAAAAATTTTCATATTTGTTTTAGAGCATTTCGTGCTTTAATTTTTTACGTCGACGACTCTCGAGCTGGAGAATAGTTAACGAGTCCGCTGGGGGTTGGGCAATCTGGACTTGATACGCAGCTGCATCCATAACATCATCGTGAACGCTACGAGGGAATCGCAATAATTCTTCCTCGAGTTTTGAGCATTCACCTTTGATATGAAATACCGATTTGCTCTCGTAACGTGGGAGCATCCCACGAATACGGGTGTGTTTGTTTATTTGTGCATGTTCCAATTCTACAATTGGCAGGAATATTCCACGCTTACGGCACTCTTCATCTAAGAAGGGTTTGATAGCTTGTAAGTAAATTGTTTTTTCAATACCGATTTTCTCTGGGCGATCTTCTTTGTATAAAACAAATAGTAAGTCGATCAAATCCTTTGGAGAAAATTTGTGTTGACTGGCACGCAGGTGCCATTTGTTTTCGCTATCAACATAGTTGCGGACAATACCAGTGAAGTCGCCTTCTGCTCGCTCACTCACCGCTGTATCAACAGTAATAAAATTGCGAGTGCGTTTTGCTAACACGTCTTCCCAACTGATAGAAATGAACAGTTCTTTTTTGAACTCTTGAGTTTCCTCGTCAATCGGTTGGTTCATCATTTCAGCATTAAAGTCAGTCGAGCCTAGAGAACGCTTCTTACTTTCAAGTGAAATTTTTTCTGTGCCTATAGCTTCTTCATCGGTCATTGTATATTTGGCTTTCCATGTTGGCTCGCCGTTTTCAATCACGGGAATCATGCGAATGCGAAGATTTTTGTCGTGTGCACTTCTGTCAATCAAACTTTGTACGCTGCCGAATTCTGTGATGTAGTTTCCTAAATACAGAATGCGAGCGTTACCATCAAGACCAGCTTGAAATTCTTTCATGTGCTTGATGATACCAGAAGTATACGCTTCAGAATCTTTTGTTTTCGATGTTTCGAAATCGTCCAGCAGCAAAAAGTCTGGACGCTGATGTCCGTGAATACGACCACGTACGCTTTCCTGCGTACTGTGAGCTTCAACACGAACACCATTGTTAGTTACGAAATTGTTAATACGCTTCTGTGATACTTCACTAGAAGATTTTTTTGCATTAAACAATTCACCAAAGTCCTGACGGAATCTTTTGTTGACCTGCATCTCCAAAACAATGTCGAACAAAATACGTTCAGCATTTTCTTTGTCGAATGAGTCAATGTTTAGGTAGCTGCGTTTTTTAAAAGCAATCAACCAAAGCAAAAAGATTTTGCTGATGGAAGTTTTTGCAGATTCACGAAACGCAATCCACGCAAGTTCTTTGATACCACCGCCCATCAAGTCTTTGATGTCGGAGAACATTTCAAAATGGAAAGGAGCGAACGGGTACTTAACGTATTCTAGGAAGTAATACAAGAAAAATAAATTGAAGTCGCGTTCAACTAAATATTTACGTTCTTGTTTTGTGCCGTTAATGCACTTCTGCAGTGCTTCCTTGTTCACCATTGAGAATTTTGTTTAAATGCTCCTGTTCTTCAGGAGTTAGTTTTGTTTCTGCTTCAGGAATCTCCGAGTCAGGATTCAGTTTGGGAAACAAACTAGGTCCAATGGCACGAAGGATGTCGTATTTTAATTTCAACTCGTGTGGTCGGCACACATGATCTTGCAGAAGCAGGATTGATTTTATCTGCTTGGCTGCCATGTCGCGGATTTCCTCCGCTAGTTTCCGATCATCAACTTGTTGAGCTAAATTTTCAATATCCATACACGCATATTATACCACACCATCATTGCTTTTTCATAAAGTGGATAACTCTGTGCGTATGTGGGAAAACTGCTCTTCGAAATCTTCCAGACTTTTGACGACGAGACTTAGTCCTCCCATCGTTTCAATGGATTTTTTAAATCCAATTTGTGCGGGGCGAAGCTTGTCGGCACCAACTTTAATTTCAACGCATAATATCCGCCCTCCACCAGGTAGTACTGCGATAATGTCGGGAAGTCCTGATTTGGCTGCGGGCTTAAATCCAACAAGAACCCCGTTTCGTGCCATAGGTACGGGAAGTGTGTTCTGTCTCCAGGCGAATGCACCGAAGGAATAGAGTTGGTCAAGAATGGCTTGGGTAAGTTCATTTGTTTTGCTTTGTTTCATGTGAAGCTTTTAAGTTATTATATCACACCCCAAAACTGTGGATATGTATTAGATATATGTTTGCTATAATATATATATTATTAAACAAAAAACTTATGCGAAAAAAATTGATTGTAAAAAAGTTGCTTGTCGGTTTGTACAAACCGCACTTGGAATATTTGCAGAAAGCTGAAGACGAAGGTTTAGAAGTTTCCGAAATTATCCGCGACCTAATTTTGAAGTGGGGACGTGAAACTTACCCACCTACTCCAGTCTACGCTCAAGCTCTGAAACAAAAAGTTGAGATCATAAAGCAATCAAAGGAAAAAGAAACCGCAATTGCTGAAATGTCCCCAGAGCAGTACGCAACAGAAGTTCTGTTTGGTCAAGTCCGTGGCAATAAAGTTGCTTTCCGTATTGGTGGCGGTCGCGAAATTTACTACGACTTGGCTACGATTAAAAATTACAGTGCTGAAAACGATTCAGAACTTGCGATTCACAAATCTTTGGTGGACCGCACCTTCAAATACTTTGGCACGCAGGAACCAACAGAGAGCCAGTGGAAGGATATTTGGGATGGGTGGGCAGATGGTCAGCCTGGTTGGGAGCAGCGTCGCGAATTAGGACTCAAGGATATTACGAAAAAAGATGAGCCTGTGGAAGTGCCGCAGAAAACTCCAGAAGAATTGGAAGATGAATTATTAGCTGAATAACATTAGCCCCTGAAAAGGGGCTTTTTTGTAAAAAATTTGGGCAGTGCCGTGCGGGCGTGTGCGGTCGATCTAAGTACCTAACAAATTAGACCCCCGCTTTCATTGGGTTTCGTGTGCCTGTCGTACAAACTATAATTGTGCGACACGCTAAACACTGCATGTCATGCCCATGCACATGGGTATATATAACTTAATAAGTTTGTTTTTTTATTTGTTTATTTGCTACTAGCTAGCTGTCTGCGTGCGTGCGTGCATACATAAATTAAAGCCCTCAAAAGTTGAAGGGGGTACATGGCAAGACG